ATCCTGGATCTTGAACGAAAATCTTCCGCCAAGTTCCCGCCACTTCCGGATCGCGATCGGGAGAAGGCTGCTGCTGTAGATTGGGATTCCGCGAGGCTAGGCGTCCGAACCGTGCTCCGCCTTCTTCTCCTCCTGACCCTTCCTTCTCGCCACGACACTGAACAAACTCAGTGTGGATCCTTCCGTTGATCTCGTGCTCTCGCATCGAGTCACAGAACTGGCGGATCTTGTTGAACTTCTTCGCTCGGAAGAGCAGAGCCGCGAGCGGATCCTTGAGTTCTTGAAGCCATTCGTTCTTGATCGAAGGATTACCCTTAGCCGTCTGAGGCAGCTGGTCCCGCGAGATACCAGCGAAGGCGAGAACATCGATCGCAGCATCTTTCTTGTTGGTGTCCTCCCGAGTAAGCTGGATGCCCGTCTTTCTCGTGATCTCCTTGAGAGCTGAAATCTCCTGTGTGATGAAGTATTGCTCGACTTGGTCTAGCCGGTCCAGATCAATCTTCACTCCCCTACGGCGCATCTTGAGGAGGACAGGGAGAAGTCTACATTCTAAGTCCCAAGGTCGGGAGAGCTTCTGCTCTTCGATGTCTCGTTCCTGATCACGCAGCAGAGGAAGAAGACACTCAGCATCGTATTCAGCATATTGACCAACAAACTCGGCTGGAAGTTGGTGCATCCCTCTTTTGGGATCCAGTCCCAGCTCGTAGGCTGCTCGTTCGAGGAGTGATTCTTCTTTACCTTCGAATCCTCGTCTACGCAGCACGTTATCCAATCCGTAGGAGAATTGAAGCTCGTCGATGAGGGGCTCTGCGACGAGTACATCGAGGTGCTTTGACGGCCGGAACTTGATATCATATTCTTCGCAGTAGTCTAGATCGTAGTGACCATTCGCCAGGACCAGCTCGCCTTTGAAATCGCGAGCCTGATCCTTCATATACTGAAGGACATGCTCAGGATCAAGGTTGCCTGAGGCATGCCCAATAGGGAGATAAGCCGAGAATCCGCTCTCCTCGAAAGCGAACGAGAACCCGACCAGCTTGCCCCCTCGCCGCACTCCCGGACCAAGGTCTTTGAGGAAAGGGTCGTTAGTCTCGGTGTCAAATCCTACTCGACCGTACTTAGGCCACCTCGGTAGCTCGGAAAGCTTAGGAGCCTTCCAATCTGCCTTCGGCATAAACTCGGGGATAGCTACCATCTATTCAATCACGATGATGTTAATGCCGGCTTTCTTGCAGATAACTGTCATACTAGCTGTGCCTCTACCTCCAGGGAAAGCGATAGCATAATCGGGCTCTCCGAAATCTACCATGGCTTGATTCCTACGAGGACCTGCTGGTTTCCCGTGCAGCTTCCACATACTCTTAGTAACTGCGAATGTCATAGGAAAGAGTCCTTGTTCTTGCGCCCAGAGACGAGCATGTTCGTCGGCTCCTGTCGCGCCTCCCTGAATGATGCAGGTAATGTGATCCTTCCTATCGTTTAGGGCCTTGTAGACCTTGTCCTTGTCGGGATAATCTCTACCACCAAAGACTAGAACTTTCATTCTTTACCGAATCCTCTAGCCAACATTTCACACTCTACAAGCAACAAATAACGACGCAAATCTCTGATGTCGTCAATGATGCCCTCCGGTCTTTGGTCTGCATCAATTGCTTCAAAGACATCCCAATGATGGGACTTGCATTGGATCTCCATACGGTCGAACTTTCTGCAAAGCATGAACCAAGCATTAGCTCCTCCTCGTTTCTTCCAAGAATTGCCGTAGGACTTCTCCGCTTCGACTAGAGCTTCGACGTCTGACTCAGCAGTTGCCAAAAGGAACTCTAGATACTTGTTTTCTTCACTCATTCCGGGAGGTCGTCGGTGTTGCGGCGGGGATCATACTTGTTGCGGAATTCGGTGATCTCTTTGGGAAGAGGAACATCACCACTGTCGAAGTACTGCCCAAGCTTAGCAATGACAGGCATCACTCGGTTGTTCCCAAGATCGAGCTGCTCAACTGCCCAGATCTCAAGTTCTAAGCAATCGCAGGCTTTGAGCCAGATTCGGTCTTCGTCACTCAATCCTTGATAGAGATCGAGCATGTCGAGGGACTTATAGATTTGATCTTCAAGCTCTTCGTACTCTCTCCGTAGGCCAGCGTTGTTGTGCTTAGCGGGGGAGGGGATATCTCCAAGCCATCGCTCCGGAACATCGTGCCAGAGAGCAGCTTTGATAAGCTCAAAGCTAGGGTCGGGGTGTAGCATCAAGATCAGGTTCGCTAGATTATAGCTGTGCTGAGCGATAGTGCATTCGTTGTGCTGGTCGAGATTATGTCCTCGCCGAACACTTCCTGCCTCCCGCAGCCACGCTACTTTGCGTTCTTTGCTAGCCACTTTGCTTCCCTTCGTTTCATCCATTGTGTGCATGCTGTTTTCCAATCTTCTGCTTGAATTTCACTGGCTCTTTCGTAGGCCTTTTCGAATCTCTTCTCTTTGAAGAACTCATAAGCCCTGATCATCGGCTGTGCAACTTCATGGAAGAAATCGTTCCGACAAATCAGCGCATCGCCTTCCTGTACAAACAACTCTACATCCGCTAGCCAAGTAGCATAGTCACCATGAGTCATCAGCTTGTCGATGGGCTCTACCCAAAGGTAGGGATTCGCTCCTCCGGGAGGAGGCACAACAGGTTGTTTGTCCGCCAGAGTGTTCATCAACTCTTCGTGCGGATCGAGATAGAGATGGGTGTTCATCGAGACCTGATGATACTTGCCCAACTCGAAGCCGCAAGCTTCCGCCATGAACTTGTGGAGGAAACTGAAGTGAACTGCGTTCGCACCATACGCTCCCCAGATGAGATCATTGGAGCGATTACACACCATCATATTCAACTTGCCGTCTAGCTGCTGAAAGTAGGCGTGAGTGTTACAGGGGAAGTCCTTACCCTCTTTCCCGAGATCCGTATAAGGAGACCACATAGTCAGAACCTGTCGACGGCATTCAGGATTCTGGCGAAGAGCTTTGATGATCTTTACAAGCTGGTCTTTCCCAAAATGGATTCGCCAACGATGGCCGTACGCCGCGTGGAAGGTCTCTCCGTTGTCGCTGTAATCTCCGATCTTGCTGTTGAATCGCCGAACGAACTCTACATCGTTCCGACCAGCCAGCATCCAGAGCGATTCCATGAAGTGAAAGAAAGGATTGGCATCTCGCTCCGGCCAGAACACAACATTCTCCATTGGGTTCTGGTAGCTGGTCGCGAGAGGAACCGGCAGCACCAAGACGTCACCGTTCCGAGAACTGTTCCGCACACCCTGATTGCGCATCAAGTGGCAAGCATGCGGTAATGCTTCGTGAACGTTACGAACTGAGATTGTGAACATAGTTCCTCTTCAATCGTTGGCCGAGATACTTAGCGCGGCAATACTTATCAAACTCGCAGAGTGTGTGCTCTACTTCTCTCATCTCCCATTGGCCCCATACTGAGTTAGGCCAATTCTTTTCATCGCGACTGAGTTCAAGTACGGTCCTCATACGAGCGTTCATCTCAACCTGGTGTTTCTTACTCCCGTGGGATAGTTTACCCGAAAGGTCTCCATCCCATACCCACTCCAGCCCGCGAGCAGCACCGGGCCCTGCCGAAGCCCAGGTCATGATGTCTGCTGCGGACCGGAGGAGATAAGTGTGGCGGAGGTCGGTCACAACTTCATACGCAATGAAGGGACCCATACCAGGGAACTGTCTCAACCACTTGTGGCAGTTTTCTAGCGAGGTCGAATCAATTTCGCCTACATTGTAGTGTACCTCATCGATCCAGTTACAGAGGCCCGTAACTTTGTCAAATCCGTCGGGGGACCTGATCATGTAGGCACTACTGATAACTGTACCGTTCTCTTCCCAGGCCTTGCGGATCAGAGGCTCGGCCCTACGACGATCCCAGCCGTGATCGAGCAAGACTTCTTTCATAGCTTCGCCGGTTTCGATCTTATTGAACCAGCGAAATGCTACGGTAGCGGAGACAACCTTGATAGATCCGTCCAAGGGTCGCCGAATGTTCTCACGAAACCATTGGGTAGTTCGGTCGTCTTCTCGGAAGATGTTACAGAAGCGATACTGCTGGAGAACCGGATCTCTAGTCCAAGGCTTTCTCTCGCCGTAGTCACGGTTCACGAGAATGTCCTGCCGCTCGCGAGCATACCAAAAGAATTCGTCAATCTTCTTCATTGCGCGAACTCCATACAAGGAAAGCCTACAGGAACTTCTTCGCCACCATAAGTGGTGACTCCTTTCTGAACGAAGAGAGGCATCATGGCGTGCTCGATCGACCCAATGAAGATACAGCCTTTACCTCGGTCTTTCTCTCCGATGAGAGCAACTCCTGTGTCTCGCTTCATGAGTTGCTGCTGCTCACGATCCATAGCGTGATATACACCAACGCAAGTATAGCCCCATACAGAAGATATCTCAGACCAGTCCACACCGATGTCGAGGAACTCTTGGGCTGTTTGTACATGGCCGCAATTCGGGCAGACAAACTTCCATTTTCTTTGGTTGTCTCCGAAGAGCTTCTTCCCCAACGTTTTCCATTCTTCATGCTGAATGATCTTCATTACTCAACCCTCCTCGTAGACCCGAAATAAAGCATCCGATCATCTCCCCGACGGCTCTCCCTACGAGGTAGAAAGGACCAAACACCAGGAGATAGAGTACTGCCCCAACAAGACTAAGAACACGCATAGCAACAGTGCCAGGGCTCGCCTTTTGGCTTCCACTCGATGAACCAGGAATCCTTCTTTGGGTTTTTGACACTCGCAATGAATTCTACCTCCCGTGAAGACGCCAAAATGTGCTCAATGAATTTGGTAGTGACAGACATTGGCACCCCAAGACTGGTCAGCTCGTTGCGGATCGAAGGGGCTTGTCCTGATGCTAGATCGGAATTAGTGGTGATCGCTGCACCAAAATGCTGACCAATCTCGTTCGCGAAGAAAGTCATACAGTAATCACCGATGCGAATGGAACAGCGATGATCGGTAGCATATGCTCCGTGTAGATCCTTCTTCGTCAGATTGTTCATGATCTCCAGCATCGCCTCTTTTTCGTTAGAGGCAGTGGCGGGAATGAACGTGTTCCCAAAGGGGCTACTGACGATCGCTGTGTACTGCTGAACCATATGCTTTTTTCCAAGAGATGCGCACGTCGGTACGCTTGCCGAATTTGCCTTTGTCGTTCTTCTCTACCACTCGCACGAGACCAGGATGGAGCTCGGCGAGCCTGAGGGCTGCCGCTCTCTGGACTTCGCCCGTTCGGTAGGTACTACAACCCCCAGGGTCTTGTGTGCCCGGCTGTCCTTGGGCCCACTTAGTGAACATGAAGTTAGGGAGTCCTGCTCGAAGGAGTTGAAGTTGAATGTCGAAGTCTTCCATCACTTCAACCCTATCATACTCAAGGGTGTCAGGAAAGAGCTTAGTATTGTAGCAAAGCATTCGTAGAAGACGACAGTTGACTTGCATCTCATCCGGTAGGCGATTGTTACCTTCACGAGCAGACACTCCTCCATGGGCATACCTGTTGAGATCCATCCAGATTAGATCGAACAGTTGATGAGTTTGTTCTGGAGTCGCATACTTGAGATGCCAATCTCCTGGAACGTTCCGATAATAGAAACGGAGATCGTCATCGAGCATGATGACTTTACCAGGAAACGACTCAAGAATCCACCGACGGACTTTCGCAATTCCCTTCATACCTTCAGGGACCGTAAGGATCCGAGTGTCCGGGTTATGTTGCCGATACTCTTCTTCCTCCTCGGGATTTACTACGAGAATCCCCCAAGGGCAGAACTTGGGAATAGTGATCTGGCGATCCGCGCGGGACAGCGACGGCACGAAGGTTCTATCTAGGTAGCTCATGATAAAAGTGACCGGTGAGCCGCTCGCATGACTCACCGGTCGAGGGGGTCAACAACCCAAGGAGGTGCTCTAGTTACTCAGAGTAGGCTGGAAGCGAAGACTATAGTCGCCAACAGTAGCACGGAAGCGGGTGTAAAGTTCCTTCCAGAACTCACTACCCCGAGCGTGGCCATGAAAGTCACACAGCTTTTCGCAGAATCGGCGAGTTTCCGCAGACTCTCTATGGTTAGACCCTACGACGATGTTATGAAGCATCGAGGCAGGTGCCTGAATGGAGAGGTGGATATCTTGGAAAGAGTTCGAGAACTCGACCGCACAGTCCTTAAGGGACCGGCCCTCCAAGGCTCGTACGACGAGAAGACTTTTCTCAGTAGAATTCCACCTTTTAGCCTTACCGATAGGTCGGCGACGACGTCCAGATTTGCGAGGCGGGGTCTTTTCGACACGAGTTCCAGTAGGAACTTGGACGATACCCTTAGCTTCCACAACAGGAGCCTCTGTAACGAAGTTGATCGTCACAGTCTGAACTCCTGAAGGGACATTGATTTTCAAGTCAGTTTGATCATTCATTGGATTCCTCATTTGATTGTTGATCGTGTACATTCAATCTAGCCTATCAAATGAGCAAGGCACTGACTTTCACTCACATTCGTGCCGGCCAGTTTCTAGGTCGATGTAACACATAGAGTTAGCATCTTCCTCTTCTTCCGGCTCGACAGCTTCCATCATAGCGAACCGCTTGCCGCCAAGCTGGAACGTAGTACAGCCTTTGCACCCAGCTTTCCACGCATTGATGTACAGCTGTTTGAAGTCTTCCCACGGCATGTCCACGGGGACATTACAGGTCTTCGAGACCGCGCTATCGACATACTGATACGCGGTCGCCAGAACCGCCATATGCTCCTCGGCAGTGACCTTGTCGGCAGTCTTACCCTTCACTCCCCAAGTGCGGAAGCCATAGTCTTGGAGCTTGTGCTGCTCAGGACCCTCGAACGTCTGTACAGTGCGATCAACCTCTAAGGCGAATACCGGCTCGATGCCCGAAGAAACATTGTCGGCACAGAGGGAGATCGTCCCAGTAGGGGCGATGGAGGTCAGATGGCTGTTACGGATACCGTGCTCGGCAATCCCTTGCTGAATGTCCAAGGGCAGCTCCATGATGAACTTGCCGGTTCGATAGGAAGAAGAATCAAAGAGAGGGAATGCTCCCTTCTCTTGGGCGAGTTGGATCGATGCACGGTAAGCTTCGTCCCGCAATGTACGGAGAACTTCAGCCTCGAACTCAAGGAAAGCTTTGCTTCCATAAGGGAAGCCCAAGACTTCACCAGCATTAGCTAGTCCGGTGATCCCGAGCCCCATGCGTCGCTTAGACTTCGCTTCTTTCTCCTGTTCGTAGAGAGGATAGATAGTACGATCAATCACATTGTCCATCGCACGAACGACAGGAGCAATGTCTTTACGGAACTGATCCCAGTTGAAATCAGCCTTATATTGCCCCTGATAGTCAATGATATACTTCGTCAGGTTGAAGGACCCAAGGAGGCAAGCACCGTACGGAGGTAGAGGTTGCTCCCCACAGTTGGCGACGAGAACGCCATCGTTGTCGCCGGTCGAGACGATGAAGCGATGGGTCGGATCATCGACCGTCCCGCAGTAGACGTCTTCCTGCTCTTCCAGCCACTCCACCGAAAGCACGCGGTGGTTGGCGTCCTTGATCCGCTTCTGTACAGTGTACTTCGAGCAACCGCACTCCTTGGCGATCTCCGCGTAACTCATACCAAGCTCGCGCATCTCAAGCATCTCCTCAGTATCCAGGTCGCTACGCCATCGGCCATTCCTCTCACCCTTCGTGCAATCAGGATCGAGAACCATCGGGTTGCGATGAGGGTGCGTTCGGAGAGGATTGCTGTCGCCGCGTTTGTGGTCCGACAGGTGCTTGCTCGCCTCGACCAGTTCGAGATTGCTGGGTCGGTTGTCGTCCCGAACATGGTTACGGTGGTGGGCGTGTACCAGACTACCTAGACCCTCGACGTTCTCGAACGGGACATGATGCTCCAGCGGATCGTGTTGTCCGTTCGTCAACCGCATGTATCCCTTCTGGTTCGCCTTGTAGCGGTAGACGCCCTTGAGTGCGTCTCCGGATCGAAGGTCCCTAGCCTCTTTCACAGTGCCGTCCTTCAAGAAGAACTTATGATTCGGCGTGCAACGCACCGACGTCTGGTTGTCCAGTCGGACACGAACCAGCTTTGCGTTGCGCGAAGTTCGACGAATGTTCGACATCGTACGATAGACCGGCCGACCATCTTCGGACTCAGTCAGGACATCGACCGTCTGTCCGACTAGTTCGTCGAAACGAACATGGCCGTGCTCCGCAGTCCAGACCTTCGTATCGCCTGTGAAGCAAGGGTTGGTTGCGACAATCGTCTCAGCATACCAGAGATTATTCTGCGAGTTGATCGTATCGATGAAGAGGACACCCGGCTCGGCCCAATCCCAAGTCGAGCGCATGAGTGCTTCCCACAACGCTTTGGGATCCACAGTGTCCCAGACCTGGCCCTGCCACTTTAGATCAAACGGTTGATCGTTCTCTAGGCAGCGCATGAACTCATCGGTCACGCCAACACTGATGTTGAATCCGGTGAGTTGGTCGTGGTTCTGCTTGGCACGGATGAACTCCATGATGTCGGGATGATCGATACGCATCACTCCCATTTGAGCTCCACGACGATGGCCGGAAGATGCAATGCATCGGCAGATCTCGTTGAAGATCTTCATGAACTCAACCGGACCGGAAGATTGGCTGTTCAACTTCTTGATCGTAGCGCCACGAGGACGCAGAGTGCTGAAATCATACCCAATACCGCCACCCATGCGCATGGTCGCCGCAGCTTCCTTAGCGCGGTCCATGATACAGCCGTGTCCATCCACGAAACTGTCCTCAATCGTACCAGATACGAAACAGTTGTACGCTGTGACCGCCTTTGGGCTTCCCGCTGCACTCTGTACTCGCCCTGCGGCGAGGAACCTCATGTCCGAGATGATCTCTCGGTATTCCTCGTAGTGTTCTGAATCATCCGTTAGGGCTGCGGCCTGACGATTCATAGCTTCGCGGAACGATTCATTACGTCCGCGATACTTAGTGGAGTGGAGTTGATCTGCTGCTTGAGTTTCAGGTCCGGTCATATTTAGATTGGGGACAAAAAGGAGACCCAGCTGCGGGGATGACAACTGGGTCTCGGGGCTACGAGGATAGGAGGCTATTCGCCAGAAAAGACTTCGTCTTGGTTGATTTCTTCGTACTCGGCATCGACGGGCGCTTCCTCTTCAGCAATGATACGCTCGCCAGATTGGAATGACAAGTACAATTTGTGACCTGCCGCAAGAATCGGATGCTCCAGATCGGTGATCAGAGAACCTTCCGCCAGCGCGGGGCGGATACGATAGTTGAACGAGGTGCCCTTCGGGCGAGTCTCGCTAACCGTAGTGATATGGAAGCGATGAGCGAACAGCGGTGCCCCTTTGGGAGCGTAGAGCTTGATCGGCGTCGCCAGCTCCTTCTTGAAAGGAGTCATGTTCGTAGACTTGAAAGGAAGGGTCACGAAGTCCTTGTACTGAGTACACTCCGCATCTTCACAAATGATGCCCACAACGTAGACAGAAGGGACCAGACTAGTGTTGCCGTGCTCCGGATGCTTGACATCGAAACCTCCGAAGACTTTGTCGGGGTTGAAGCCAACTTCGCGGAGGTAGGGGTGCTCAGCGTCCCACGGATAGCGGGCGACAATGCCGCCACCTTCTTCGCGAAGCTTCCATTGGAGGACTTCCTTGCGGATGGCGCAAGGGACAAAGTAGAAACCTTCTTCGCCGTCAATGAGCTCTTGGGACAGACTGTGACAGAACTGACCGGGCGATGCGCCCTTGATTTTCTTTTCCGGCTTTGCACCGGTAACTTCGGGGGACAGACCTTGCAAGATCGACAAGAACGGAATGACGACGTCATCGGCACTGATACTTTCAGTTCCAGCAGAGCTGTATTGTCCGTAATCGACTTGTTGGGAAACTGCGGTGTTGGTGTTGCGCGTAGCGACTGATTTAGATTTTGACATATTAGTTAGAAGACCGAATCATCTTTCGGTTTTTCGAGTTTGGTCTCTGAGTATACACTGATCCCAAAGATGTCGGTAGGCGGAGTGACTCCTTCTTTCAGAGATTCTCTCACGAACTTCTTGAGAGTCTGAGGCTCCACTTTCACTTGGGAGGAAACGCTACCGGGGAATCGTTCTTGCATCTCCTGCTCAAGCTTGACAGCTTGCTCGCGGGACATGCGGGGGAAGTTGACAGAGACACTGGTCTTGATCAGGCCAGAGTGGCCATTCTCTTCCAGCCATTGGTAGACGGCAGGGCGATTGGCGACGAGCGGCTTGGAATCCACATCGTCGCGGATTCGAACCTTATGTCCGTCGCTCGTAGTGAACTCCTCCACTCCGATGGACCTCATGTATTGAGGGATCTTCTCTTGGGAGATCTCGCGAACGCGGGCCTTCGCCTCCTTGAGATATTTCTCCAGTTGAGTAACCTCATTCTCAGCCGAGACCAAAGACTTGATCAATTTGCCAAGTTGAGTGAACTCTTCTTGGGTAGGGGGAGTGACAGTATTGAACTGACTATAATCGGGGACTTCCATAACGATATGATACCCTCTAAATCCACTTTTCCAAAGGATCTTTCATCACAACTGCCGCAACGTCTCGCTTATTACGGTGGGCATCGATGATCTTCTCATCAATGCTGTCGAGACCACAAAGGTAGATGTATAGTACGTTGTTCTTCTGACCGATGCGGTGGTTGCGATCTTGAGACTGGAGATGGGGCCCTAGTCGGTGGGTCATATTATAGTAGATGGTCGTGTTCGCCACCGTCAGGGTTAGTCCGGTTCCGGCGACCGACTCTTTCCCAAGAAAGACTTGGGCCTCTCCTGCTAGGAACGCTCGCTTGGACTCGGCTCGCTCTTGCTCGTTGGTCCGGCCATCGTAGCGGACGACAGAGTATCCTTCAGCCGTCAAGACCTTCTGGATGGAGTCGATGTCGAAGTCGTACTTCGCGAAGATGATAACCTGACCGTGAACTGATTCCATCTCTTCCATCAGCAGCTTGATCCGAGGATTCTTCTTGGGATCAGGATGGATAGGCTTGAGATCCTCCTCGTAATCGGACGGCAGGTATCCCGAGCAAATCTGCTGGAAGCGAGTGATCCTCTGGATGGCGAGCTCAGCGGTTGTGAGCGAACCATCTCCGTGCTCCACGAAGAACTGTTTCTTGAGCTGAGCATACAGACTTCGCTGAGTTGAATCTAGCTCAAAGTAGCTCGACCGGTAGAGCTTCTCCGGAAGATCGAGGACATCCTTCTTGAGAAGTCGGGACCCTACATTATTGACGTATTGGCTGAGGATGTCGAGATTACGGAACCCAATGAGTTTCTCGAAGTGGGTACGGAACCCCTGCGGCTGCTTGAGCCTGATCTTCTCGAAGACTCCGAACATCGTACGGAACGATGCGGGCGAAGTGATGCCGAGCGGCTTCCAATACTCTTTATCTAGGAACCGAATCTGAGCGAACACATCGAACGGGCTGTCGTCCACCGGGGTGCCCGTCAAGATCCTACGAAACGGAGCATATTGACTGCTCGCTTGGATTCTCATCGTCCGCTTGGATCCGGGAGTCTTGATGTACTGGCTCTCGTCCAACACGTACATAGACCGGTTGTTCTTGAGAAACCATTTGGCCGCTTCCGCCCCCTCCTTAGTCATCATCGCAGGATAGGTCATCAGCAGTGTTTTGAAGCTAGCAGGAGATTCTTGGAACACTCGCCACGCTTTTTTGTAGTACTGAGTGCCTTTCTTGTTTGTCTGCCATAAAAAACTTTCATGCTGCTCTTGGGTGGAGTCCCAAATGTGGGTTGGGATCTCATCTACGGACCAATTGTGGTGTACTCCCGGAGGCGCCAACACCAGCATTCCGTCCAACTCACCAACCGAGTGTAAATGGCAAGCGGAGTCGAGTGTGGGCTTGGTTTTGCCGAGTCCCATCTCCCAAAACAAGGCTCTAATCGGAGCCTCTTTACTTTGCTCAAACTCTTCAAGCTGGTGCGGATAGGGGGTCGTTTTGAACATATCGTCGTTTTTAGACTCTCTGAGGATTTTACACTCGGTACACTCGGTTCTTAAGTTAACTCCCGTAGTTTGAAGAAGTAGAGAATTATATAAGAAATACGCGGGCGCGCGAGTAGGCGAGTGTGCGTGCGCGATATATGTATAGACAAGATTCATTCTAGCCCGCTCTTGGGATCAGAGGGTATGATTCATTCATCATGAAACACATTCTCGCAATTGTTCTTCTCTTGTCGTTCCTGCTTCCCGGATTCAGTCACGAGGTGTCCAGCCTTGAGCCGACCAGCGGAGCAGAGCGACTTCCCAACTTGACCTTTGGCGGAGAAGCTTATGGCTTCACTTCGGGTGAGACCAGCCGCAAGTTCTTCGTCCAGACTTTCACTGACCGCACTGCCGAAGTTCGTGAGATGCTTACTGAGCCTGTCATGGACGGTGATACGATGATCGTCGCTCCTGAGTTTGGTCCGATGATTCCTGGCTTCTTCCTGCAGTACAAGGACTTCTACGTCCTGATCGCCGATGGCTGGTTTGCCTATGGCTTCTACACTGGTGAGAAGTATGTCGGTCAGTGGGACTGCGGCGGCAGCGGCGGCTTCTTCAAGCTCTACCAGATCTCGGGCTGCTAGATATGAATAGCACTCCTCTTTGTATTTACCACTCTAACTGCGCCGATGGTTTCGGAGCTGCTTGGTCTGTCTGGAAGTTTTTCAAGGGGGAGGTCGAACTCTATCCCGGCGTCTATGGGGAAGATCCTCCTACCATGGACGGCCGGGATGTTATTCTAGTAGATTTCAGTTACAAGGCGGATGTTCTATATAGAGCGACACGCAAGGCTACTAGTGTTCTAGTTCTGGATCACCATAAGAGTGCTTTAGAAGATCTAGAAAGTGTTTGGTCTAAAGCCCACCGAGGTGAAAGACTGGAACCTTCTGGATGGGAACACCATATCACTAATGCCTATCAGGATAGATGTGAAGGTATTCCAGTACAGATTTATTGTGTATTCGATATGAATCGATCCGGAGCTGGGATGTCATGGGACTTTTTCTTTCCTCAGTCGAATCGCCCAAAACTTATTGATCACATCGAAGATAGAGATTTATGGCGATTCCAAATTCCAGGTACACGTCAAATTCAAGCATGCTTATTTTCCTACCCATATGATATCGCTATATGGGATACTCTCATGGAAGAGAGCAATTTTCCTACAGGCTTATCAGGAATGGAGGCAGAAGGACAAGCGATCGAACGCAAGCACCATAAAGACATCGCAGAACTTCTCAATATTTGTGCCAGACCTATGGTCATCGGAGGACATAAGGTACAAGTTGCATCACTCCCATATACCCTGACTTCTGATGCTGGAGCAGTTATGTCGAAAGATGCTAAATTCGCAGCCTGCTACTGGGATACAGAGACACATCGAATCTTCTCGCTCCGCTCCGAAGAAGGGGGTACTGAAGCTCTAGATGTTTCCGTGATTGCTGTAATGTACGGGGGTGGAGGACATAAACACGCTGCTGGATTTCAAGTTCCCAGGAACCACGAGCTAGCTCAAGCCTGATGGATTACTTGAACGTAACGACTACGGATATTCAAGCAGCAGCTAACGATGGAGACCCTGATCTCGTCAATGCTCAATCTTGCCCGATCGCGCAAGCTTTGCGAAGAAGGCTTAAGATTGATGCACATTCCATCTGGGTCGGTAAAGAAACATTCACCTTCGACAAGTGGGCTACTGAATACGAGCTTCCTCAGAAGGCAAAAGTCTTCATTAGAAAATGGGATGATTCAGAGCACGTCGAACCTTTCTATTTCAAGCTAGAGAAGATTGAAGATGAGTCAGTTTAGGAAATACGATCATCTCGAGAGATATGGGCATTCGGACGTTGCCGATATCGAGATCGGTCGAGTCCATATCTTTCCCAAGATGGATGGATCAAATGGCAGCGTGTGGGTAGATGGTCCCGAAGATGACTACATGGCTCAGGAGATCAAAGCTGCTAGTCGTCGGCGGGTGGTTTCACTTGAAGCGGACAATCAGGAATTCCAGGTGTGGGTCAACGATAATGCCGACATGCTTTGGAACGTCTTCTGTGACGAGCCCTATTGGATTCTCTACGGAGAGTGGATGGTTCCTCATACGATCAAGAATTATCGTCCCGAAGTATGGAAGAAGTTCCTCGTTTTCGACGTCTGGTGTAGGGATAAAGGACGATACGTTCCGTTCGAGGAATACGATCCTATCCTCCGACATCACGGGGTTGACGTTGTTGAGCCTTTGTGCATCATTAACAACCCTTCCGAGGATCAGCTCCAGACTCAGGTCAACGTCAATACTTATTTCATGCTCGACGGAGCCGGGCCTGGTGAAGGTATTGTCATCAAGAATTACGAGTGGCAGAATCGCCACGGACGCCAGCCTTGGGCGAAGATCGTTCGTAATCATTTCAAGGAAGAGGCCAGGAGAGCCCATGGGACGACGGAGAAAGATGGACCCTACCGTGTAGAGTGTGACATTGCAGAGCGATACTGTACACCTGAGCTCGTCCAGAAGACCCACGCGAAGATCCTCGTAGAGATCGCGAATAGGGAGGGAATATGCTTAATCTCGGGTGCGGTAGAAAAAGGAGAAGATATTTTCCTAAAGTCTTTTCAGGAGAACCACCGAAAAGAACTTATCCCGAGGCTGCTTGGAACTATCTTTCACGAGGTGATCCAAGAACACGCTTGGGATTTCGTTCGCAAGTACAAGAACCCAACAGTAGATTTCAAGTTGCTGCAGAAGCACTGTCAACGTCTCACGAAACTCTATACTCCGGAGCTGTTTTGAAGTCCATCTACACACGACAAGCAGATAAGGAAGTAGCGAAAACCGTTACTATCATGTACTTGTCGTCTTTAGTGGTGATTGTCTTAGGTGTCTGGATTGCAGGGTATTCCTTTCATCTAGAGAACTGGAAGAGTACTCCTGGGTTCATTACAGGTGTTGTTGTGGTTGCAGTGGGAGTGTTGCTTGCAATCAGTACATCTGCCTTTATATTTGAGGGAGGATACGACCGTGCTATCAAGGAGAAAGCAGAACAATATGAAGAAGAGGATCGCATTCTTGCTGCTCGTGAGTCTGCTGGCTTCGTGCCAGCCTCTGAGAAGGAATAGCTTCATGGTTACGAACCAGGGGGTATACTACTTTGGTCGCCACGTTACCATCATTCCAGATTGATGCAGACATTCCTACCCTATCCGAATTTCAAGAGATCTGCCCAAGTGCTCGACATGCGTCGCCTTGGTAAGCAGCGTGTTGAAGTGATGCAGATCCTCAAGGCTCTTTGTGAGGGTGGAGGCTGGTCGAACCATCCTGCCGTCAAGATGTGGGAAGGCTGTGAAAGCTATCTCGCAGGCTACGGCATGGCTATCTGTGGTGAGTGGCGAGATAGAGGATACAAGGATACTTGTCTCGAGAAGATCTCCATATATTTCGATCCTCTCAGCTTCCCGAAGCCTTTCTGGTATGGTGACGAAGACTTCCACGCCAGCCATAGATCGAATCTCTTGCGTAAAGATCCCGAACACTATGGACAGTTCGGCTGGACCGAACCTCACGACCTAGAATACGTATGGCCGACAAAGAAGTAGACATCAATCTTGCCAAGAAGATTCGTCCTATTCTCCTTGGGTGGTACACTGAGATCAAGTATCAGTTCCATTACACTAGTGCTGATGATGGCCACTACAAGATCCATTTCAATGGGCAGAATCCATATGGCGAGCCGATGGATGAGATCATACTGCACCAAGACAAAGTGGCAGAGACTGGACTGGCTATCAAGTCTCTACAATTTCCTTCATTCGGTTGTAATTGGACTTACGAGCAGTTTCTCAAGAAGCTCCGAGAACGAGAGGACAAACTCGAAGCCTTGGAAGAAGCAGAAGCCGAAGTTGAGCGTTTGAAGAGGGAACTCGGAGAATGAAGATCCTCTATAAATGGTCGGATGAAGGGAGGGATCAGGCCCTTAAGCTGCAAGAGAAACTAGAACATCTCTTTCCGAAAGAAAAGTTTCGGGTTGTGCCTGAACTTGATTCTTCATCCGGTGGGATTGATGTCTATCGTTGGGAAGTCCAGCACAGAGTAGGTTTCTTTAGTTGGAGAACAGTAGACACCAAACTAATGGGAATAGAGGAATGAATCACGCTGAAAGGGGTCTCTTTATTCTCGACAACATCGACCGATGCTGTTGGATCGGAATCAAAGAGGAGATGAAAGACGCAGTATGTGTCTTGGCAAAGAGGGCAGAGACTACGGGCGGTGGTGACTTCTGCGAAGACACTGATTGCACTTCGGTCTCCCTTTGGGAAGCCGAAGATCGTTGGGCTGTCATCACTGAATGGGAAGACTATACTGGTCACGGCTGACAGTGTGGTTCTGATTTGACGTGGTTCACGTCAAGAGAAGAAGCTGAAAGACTTGGACTTACCAGAGAAGAAAGAGATTGGCTAAATTCATGAAACAAATCCTACCTATCGCACTACTTACTAGCCTTGTGGCTGCTCAATCCATCGCCGGAGTCATCCGGTGTGGAGGGACGACACAAGCCCAACTACCGATTCGCCAACATACCTCTTGGGTCTGGGGAGGATCTACTCCTCATCCCGGAACTGCTGACTTCAGCGACAACCAGACCTTCAATTCGTTCACTGTCCCAATGGGGAAGATCTTTGTGGCCGTGCGGGGAGCAGGGAGCGTGGCTCTCGCTACCGGAGGCACTACCTCCTTTGGGTTGAATCCGGCCAACCCTACGAATGCTCCGGACGTCACGAACAATGTGGTCTTTCGTACCTTCTACGAAGGTGATGTGATCACGGCAGGAACTCAAGCCTTCTGTAGCGGATATATTCTGTCCGAGTAAAGAGCAAGAGGAAGCTACCGGAATCTAGGTGATCCGGCACTAAGCATGCAGTGGCACTAGTCCGACAGGGCGACCTGCATTGTAGGTTCGAATCCTACCTTCCTCACTACTAAGTCACGCAAATCATGAAGCCTTCGATGGCTCCGCCACCGCCATCGTCCATGTCGAGTTGGACCAGCTTGCCGTCCGAGCCTTGGTGGCGAAGAACGATGGTGTCACCCGAGGTAATGGCGATGGTGTTAGAAGTGGAAGCAGAAGCGATTAGCTGAACGAATCCACCACTGTTGACATCAATCTCGACATCTCCGTTGATAGTGCTCGACAGAGTGAAGGTGTAAGTCCCCGTCACTGTAGCAGTGAAGGTTGCGGAGGATACACCAATCGCGCGCGGGCCGAAGTAGAACTTCCCGATTAGCTCGGATGTCGAAGTGAAGTCGTGAGTGAAGGATTGACGGGTGGTCAGAGAGGTTCCGTTGAACGTATGGCGCGTACGGAACAGCAGCCTCAGCCCTGGGTCCGCGAAGGTTCCGGTCGTGGTAAGCTGCTCGAGAATCTTGATGCGATCAAGATCTACTTGGGTTCCTGTCAGCCCAGTCTCGCTGAAGAGGAGAGTGTTATCCTGGAGACGAACCTCCACCTCGACAGTGGTGGTGTTGTTAGAAGGGAACGAGGTATCTAGAGTCGCAGCATCATTCAGAAGAGCCTCAACCTCGTTCATCGTACGGAAATCCCGACGCAAGAAGTCGATGTCGATTCCGTAGTCTTCCGGGCCGGAGCCTACAAACTCCCAAGAGACACTGGTCGCATCGAAGACCGTGTTGTTGAGAGAGAACTCACCGACGGGATAGGGTCGCTGGCATCTCCTGTTGAAGATGAGATCGATCTGGTAATCCTCCGTGACTTCGGTCTCGGTGAGCGCAGCATTCACGGATTTAGGTAGCAGTCGGATATCTACGCGATCGGAGACTCCGAACGTGACATCAGTCAGTCCGCCTCCGACTGAGACGAGATACACAGGACACCCAGCGGCGTGTGCAGACTGCACAGTATCCAAAGCCCCCCGGTAGACGCTATTCAATTGGATGTCGCTACCGGACGTCTGAGCAGACGTGACGAGCATGAATTCCTGAGCTTCCGTAGGGGATTCATCGATCAGGATCAGGTTGTTGAGAGAAGTTCCCGCAGCATTCGGATCATCGTAATCTGTGAAGGCGGCTTCAATGGCCGCTTGGCTGTCTGGGCCAGATTCCAACAGAAGAGAAGTTGTCGGGTTTTCGGCAGCTCCGGTGATGGCGTTCTTCAGAGTTCCGATGAACATGAAGCTGTAGACATTTCCGGCATCCGCGAAAGAACCCGTAGGATCTGTCGAGGGATCGTGCCTCTCACGGATCGTGTAGAAGTGCTCTACTCCCCGCCTACGGGCTCCACACCAGACCTTGGAGGTAGCTTCGCCATTGCCCAAGGGATCTCGTACAGTGAACGCTCGCGGAGCTTCAATCGCCAATTGCTGAGTAGTCAGGAACGGGCGGAGATCTTCCGCCGGAGGCGTCCAATCACTAGCGGGCGGATCGGCAAAGGATCCTGCGCGGAATACGAAGTTATCCTCCGTCAGCTCCAGAGTGATTCGTCCGTCTATGAGATCACCCAAGTCCAGCTTGTTGACTCTCATTGGGAGCTTGTCTAGTCCGAGCTGAGTGTTAGAGAATGCAATCACCTCGCCAGGATTCAGAGCGAAGAACGTACGGTCGACGACGAGCTTCGCCCGCGCGCGAGGAAAGCTCAGGGCCCGAAGATCTCGCCAAGCTAGCTGGTTCGCGAGGGTTCGGTTCTTGACTCCAGGGTATTTCGGGGCGCCAACGATGTTGACTCCGTTCTGGATTCGCTGGTTCGCCATATCTTGGGCGACTGCGAAAGTCTGTTTGAACTCTTCAGACTCATCGAAGAATTCGACTTGGACAATGTTCGTGGTATCTTCCCAAGAGCCACGATTGAAGGTGGAGACACTGATACAGTTTGAATCAGTGATCTGAGGAACAGTGTCAATGTCGTACCCACCCCGGGCGAGGTTGACTTTCCATAGCCCAGTGAGCTGATCAACATACAGAACTCCGTCAATCTGGCGCTCAATCTCGTTGATGAAATCCGCAATTTGGATCTCACGATCGAGCAGCATGGAGAATCCGTTGCCCTCGGTTGCTAGAGTCGTAGCATTGTCAGTGAAGTTCGTAGTATCAATCTCAGCAGCAGATCTCCCAAGACCCCACTCTTTGTTGGTCAGGACCTCGTAGAGAACACTCATCGGATTGGCATCTTTGCCGTTGATTGTGGCTGTACCAACGAGCAGCCCCAGATCATTAGGGATACGCCTGACCTGAAAACTCCAAGGCTCAATTCGAGTAGAGTTTCCGACATAGAATGGCTGATCAGTTGGGATCACATATGCTGTCCCAACATAGGCAGGAGTCTGTCCGTTCTGGGATTGGAACGAGCTGCTGTAGGTCAGGTCCAGAGTACAGCCCGTACCGGCACCAGCAGTCGCAACAGGGTTGGTCGGGATGGCGCTATAGAATCCCTCCGTCACAACCTCTACGGTGTCGACAGCACTACCAGTAATGGTAAGCACTCTCACTTGAGCAGTTGTGGTCGAAGTCCCTCCTACAATGTTCAGAAGGTTTCCTACTGCGTATCCGGTTCCTCCGCTGTCGACCGTGGCTGACACGACCGAGCGGCGGGACAGATAGCCCGAGACACCTTGACTTTGACTGCCATCAAAAACAGTAACATCGATATCAATACCACCATTGCCGTCTTCGTCTCCCCCAAAGTAAAGAGGATCGTCTACTACAATCGTTCCGCTTCCGGCAACAAGAGCACCGTCGTAAGCCAGTTGGTCGCTCACCCAGAGTTTCTCGATGCCGTCGATCTGTCCTCGGCAGAGAGACATCTGCATACCGACGCGATACTTGAAGCCAGCGACGAAAGTCTCCGAGCTGAAGAGTCCCGTCATCACAGTCTCGATGATGGGCTCCCGCTGAAGGTTTCCGTACCAAGTCACGTTGGGACTTCTCTGGCGAACCGTTCCCCAGATCAGAGGAATAGGGCGACCTTCGGTAGCAGTAGGAAAGTTGAAATCGCCCAACCCAAGGGGGCGGGCATCTTCGAACTTCGGTTTAGGTCTGATCAGCTCTGATACAACGAACAGAACAATCGCTACGACAACTTGTACCCAAGCCATTTATCTAATCTCGATGCCAGATTCAAAGGGGTTCAGAGCAGGAATAAAGTTGAATCCCCCGAATCGAGTGAGATTATTGAACTTTGAGTCACAAGTCTCGATGGTGTGATCACACCCAGCAAGTACGATCACAGAAGATCCTGTAGGATCTGTCGCGAAGGGGAGATTGATGACGAGATCGTCACCAGATTGGGCCAGGACGGCGCGGAAATCATCGCCGGCAGCAGATTGAATGAACCCAGCTACAAAGAAATCCGGATCAGCGTTGAACGCAGCTGCTCCGGTAACTGTGAGAGTGGTGCCGCTAGAGTTGACGGAAGCAACAGTCCCAGTAAACCGGAAGCTAGAGCTGTTTTCATCCACCTGACATTGCTCGTCGTAGAGGACATGATTACAAAGACCAGTGAACTTGAACCTCGGCATCGGCCGAGAGACAGCAGCCTGGATGGGAAGAGCATCGATAGTGGCTTTCTGTCCATCGTTCTCGAACGTCACCGCAGTCACAAAGCCATTGAAGATAGTGATGACTTCGGGAGTGCCGCCATCGTTGCGGTGGTAACGTTGGATTACTAGCTCAGCTCGCTGGCCAGGCACGACCCCAATGTATCGGCGGACGAAGACATTATCCCCGGGAAGTTCTACGCGAAGAGATTGGTTGTTTTCGTTACGATCTACTGAGATAGATCTACGACTAACTGGAGCAGCAGTATAGGTTGTACCAGAGACGACGACATCGTCTTCTGCGGAAGTATAGGTAAACATCGTAGCACCAAGCGTAAACCGGTAGATCTCTACAGGCTGGCCGCTTTCGATGCCAGTTTCTTGGGAGGTGTAGGTCATTCGAACACAGTCTTAACAGGAGCGCTAATCCTGACCAGCCTATTCCCAAGCTCGTGCTGGAAGGTGATTCGATCGCTATCGAACCGAGCTTCCTCAACGAACATGATTTTCTCGATGTTCGCCAGTGATTGAGTGGAAGGCCAGGAGGGAGTTACAGTCAATCTCTCCGTATCTGAGTCGACTTCTTCGGAAGAAGTGATCGTATGGATAATGGGAGTTGTTCCATCTACAAAAGTGATGCGGATAGTGTTCCAAGGCTGGCGAGATTGAACGAACCTCGTATACCCGACGTGAACGATATCAATCGTATTGGATCCACTAGCGATACCTGTTTCGGGAGTAAGATCATTCCAGAAAGTAGGTAGATAAAAGGAAGTAAGACGACCCTTGTGAAAATGAACAGCCTGACGGGTCTCCCAAACCGCCTGTCTTCCCGAAGCATAGAAGGTCTTCGCGCTTACCCTCTTACCCCGTGTCCATTGACTCAATTGAGTCGCCTTACCGGTCCGGTTGTCAATACGCGTGAATCTACGCTGGAACGATTCAGTCAATTGATTACCGATACCATTGTCGTCATCAAACACGACCTTAGAGTTGAACGTCGTAGGCCAAGTACCTGCGGCGATCGCTCCGATGTTCGAATCGTTATCGGTGACGGTGAAAGTGATGCTCCGAGAGGATAGGTTCACAGAGAACCTACGTCCCGAGATGTTAGTTGTCATCTCTGCCAGTCTGAGAGGAGCAACGATAGTTCCTTCGGTGAACTCGATAGTGGTAGCAGACTTAAGAGTGATGGTAGTAGAAGTGTGACTGTCAATCTCGATGACTTCGAAATTCGTCTGACTATCGAACAAGACTAGCAGAGTGTTGTCCCGGAAATCAGCATAATCGGTATCGCCGACATTGATAGTCGTAGTGCCGATAGAAGCTGTAGAAGTCAGGCGAGTGAGTTCGTGCCACACAGGCACACCGAACAGTCTATGCTGCCAATCAAAGATGATGTTGTCGATGATGGACTGTTCAGTTCCCTCTTCAACAAGGTAAGTGAAGTTGAAGCTTTGTCTTGGGTTCTTCCGCAGGGCAGCTCTTTGCTCTGTCCCATCCAAGTGAGTTCTGATATCCGTAAGGAATTCTAGGATCTCCGTATACGGCATCTCAGGAGGAACCGAGAAGAATACGAGACGAGACAAGGTGACAGGAACACTGATAGTCATCCCCGTCCCAAAAGTGAAATCGATAGTACTGTCTACAGAAGCTGCACCACTAACAGCAACGTCGATAGTAAGATCCAATTGAGATTGAAATGCTACCGTAGCCGGGAGAGTAGGAGATCCACCGACAGTGGTACCGTCTCCTAGATTGTTGACGATTCCCGTGACAGTTTGATTGGTTCTACGATATGCGTTGTAGACTACAAGAGCTTGGCTCTGAGCGCTAATGACGTTGCCGAAGTCATAAGAGCGAGAAAGAACATGGAAACTCTCGTACCAATCTTTTCCCGTGGCTTCGGTGCCGTTGAAATATCCAGGATACGTTGATACAGCAGGAGCTACAAACCCAGGACCTGCCTCGCGAACTCCCAAGAGAGTAGCGGAAGGGTCTAATACGGCAGGCTCGTCAAGAGTTACGATAGGATCACTATCCTGTTTCGTACCTTGATAAGCGCCTGGCGCGCGGCCAGGGAGAATGGCTTCTACATCGAAGACACTCGCGCTAGTTACTCCGGGATACTCCGCCATTAAGAGGTGGCCTTATACATGATTCCAGAGTGACCGGAGTTCGGAGCAGAAACAAGAGTTCCGCTCTTAGCGGACCACGGGAACACGTACCACGTGTCGGAGCCAATAGTGATAGCTTGGGCTGCCGAGAAGAAGCGATTGTTGATTCCCCTTACGTTAGGCATCGAACCCAAGTATCTAGTTGCAGCAGTCGTCGGTTGGCGATAATAGCATTCGATCGGGTAGCCGTTGACCTGTCCGTTATCGTTAGAGAAACCATTGTTGTTTCCGTAAGCGTAGGCCGTAGGACCTCCTCGGAATCCTCCTTGCACGTGGACTTTGTCTTCACCAGCCGTATCGTCCGGAGCGGCAGTGCCCATACTTGCTCCCCAGACTTGGCCCCACTTTCCTGCGGCGTCCTGCTCAGGAAAGCCCTCCATATGGAGAGTTGCTGCTTTCCTTCCGGTGTTGCCAGACTGAGAGAAGAGACCATCTAGCAAGCCAGTCGATTGAATGCTGTCGAGGTTACCAAGACGTTCGAATCCACAGACAAAACCTCCGCCGGTCCAAGTTCCGTCTTTGACGAGTTCGCCAAAATGCATATGCACAAACTGACCAGAGGAAATTTCGATGACAGCGTACAGATAGGGAGCAGGAGTCGTATCTTCGAAGAGCCAGTAGTTGTATGGACCCGTCCCTTCTAGATCTACATGACGCTGGCCTCTAGCAGTAGCGTTAGACCAACTGGAATTGACTCCGTTACCAGAGTCATCTGTATGGTTTCCCGGATCCGTACCTGCTCCATCAAAATCCAACGCATGATGTAGCGATAGCACTTGAGCATCAGCAGTGTCGTAGCGCATAGAAGCCCAGACACCCGAACCACTAGATCCACGATGAAAAGCAACATGGCCGTTTCCGCTGTCGTTCTCGTCTTGCGTCCAGCCATTAGTAGTGGCGAAGCTCAGGAACGAAGTGATGAAGTTCGGTAGAGTAGAGGATGTACCGGTAGAAAATCCCATCAGTCTTCCCTAATAGCCATTCTTGTATAAGACAGAGCCCTGTTGCCACACTGATAGACTCTGTAGCGATCAGTCCCAATAGTGATCCTATCTTGGGACACGATTGTCGTCCCGTCATTGGTGGCGCTAAACCAAAACACTCCTTCTAGTTCTCCTTGGGCTCCCACGAAAGAGGAAGTGCTGGCGGTCAAGGTTACAGCATATAGGCGAGTGATATCAGTTCCGGATTCGGGGGTTGGTTCCAAGTTGAGGCTGACCGTACCAGGAACCCCAGTGAGAGGAGCGATGTCCTCAAAGTGAGGGATTAGAGAACTTTCATCAGTGATGAGATCTACGGAAGCTGTTCCCGAAGGAGTATTGTCAGGTTGACCGACAGGGTACAAGACAAAGTCTTGCAGCTTGCTACGAGTAGATCCGTTAGATGTGCTGTTAGCTACTGCTTGCCAGACGCTGTCCGTTCGGTAATAGAATCCGGGGCCGGGCGATCCACTGAATTGAATTGCTTCGGCAAGGCCAGTGAACTCTCCAACTGCTGTTGTGGTGAACGTAGTCTGATACCGAGAAGTCGATCCCATGATGTAGTTGGGATATGGGAACTCAGTCTCGGTTCCGTTCTGGTTCAGCAGCCCAAGATGGAAGGTGCTGTCGAAGTTCGTAGAAGCACTAGAAATGCGGGCACCGCCCGTCATTCGGCGAGTAGTGACCGAGACTTCGAAATCGATCGGGAAAGATCCATTCGAATCCCGCATGATCATATACGAACCGCCAGTTGCGACAACCCTATCGTCTCCTGGAGAAATACCGGCTTGATTAGCGAAGGTTAGTCCGTTATTGTATCCTGAGAAGCCAGACAGAGAGATATTATATGAGTCATCTACTCCATCAGTCTCCTGATACAGCCGCATACCAGAGAAGATTCTTTGAGAGCCGTCTCCCGGAGCTTGGAAGATAACAACACTTTCGTTCTGGTCAGTAGCGTTCTGGAAGGTTACATTCAACTCGCAACCAGTACCGCTGCCAGAAGTAGACCCTTGGGCGATATCACCAGGGAACTTATGAGTCTCTTCGTACAGGCCCGCAGTTTGTAGAGTAACAGTGGCTACCGCAGATCCAGATAGAGTTGCTACCGTAAAGACCGCATCGATCGAGTTACCAACAGAGTCTTCAGCAGCAAGAGTGATGGTATCACTTACTGCGTACCCTGTCCCTCCCGAGGCCACAGTGGCGCTCACAGCTTCCTGAGAGCGACGAAGCACAGTCCACCCCGTACTGGACATAGTAATGTCAACTGTCGCTCCTGATCCTGTGCCGCCTGTTACAGAGTTAGCAGTCAGAGTAGGATCAGCAGTGTAGGCTCCCTGAAGTTGAGGCTTGAGTTCTACAATTCCCCCGGAACCGTTGACTTTAGTGACTTCGAGAGTAGCACTAGTCGGGCTGGTGCCGCCAGCTACAGTCAGGACATCTCCCACAATGTAGCTAGACCCAGCAGCGTTGGGAGCAGCGCTTGTGACATAATTGGTGGAGTTCATCGTAACATCGATATCTACTCCTGATCCTGTGCCTCCGGTCGCTGCGTTATCCGTTAGAGTAGGGTCAGCAGTGTAGGCTCCAGCACTATAGACACGGACACCATCTACGACTCCAGATGAAACACTAGTGACTTCTACTTGGCCAGCGTGGGTAGAGGTTCCTCCGGCAAGAGTGAGGATGTCTCCCACAACATAGCCCGTGCCTCCAGAACTACCTACAGCGACAGAAGCAACAGAATCGCTTGTGACGATTTCTGTAATCTCATCTACGAAGTCAAAGTATCCGTCAGCTTGTCCTTCAATCCACGCCATTATCCGATCCCTAGACTTTGTCTGACTTCGCGGTTTCGAGTACTGATGACAGCCATGATAGCGTCACCACCTTCGCTGCTCTGCATCTCAGAAGGAATCTCACTGCGATCATTGACAACAATGATGTTCGGAGGAGCCACATTCACGACAGGAGCGGCGGCACTGACCGAGCTTCCACGCCCCACGTTAGCAATCATGTTCTCGGTTGCAGCGTTGGGGATGATTCGTCCACTCTGACTAGGAATGAACAGCTCGCGTCCGCCCTCACCTACAAGGAAGGGTTCTCCCGCAGTCACAGGACCTCCGGCTTGCCGGCCGGGAACATTATTCGTACTAAGAACGTTTTGGGTTCCAGAGGCGATTGCGTTACCAATACCAGAGCCAGCCTCTACACCGATAGCTTCTTGCAAAGCTTTGATCAGCAACAGACGTGCAATCAAAGCAAGAGAATCAGCCAAGAAGTTACGAACGAAGAGCTCGAAATCAATCTCACCAGTCTTAATGAATTCGACAAGCGCATCGGTAGCTTGGTTGATGCCAATGACGGCCACACCAACAAGTGCATCCTGCACAAGGTTGGCGTTTTCTTCGACCATCTTCAGCCCTTCGCCTTCGGAGTTGACCTTGGCCAGTGCTCGCTGGAATGCTTCCGCTGCCGAAGCACCTTCGCTCATAGCGAGGTTGAACTCCATTTGGGCGATTGCCTGGAGTCGAGTCGTGTTGACGCTGTTCAGCCCAAATCGATTCGCCTCTTCCAGAAGCACGTTCCGGCGCGTCAAGATTCCCAAGAACTCGAGCTGGCTGTTGAGCTCTTCGTCGGAGACTCCTGCAGCACGAAGGGCAGATTCTGCCTGAAGAAGAGCGTTTTGTACTCGCCTCTCTTCGTTAGTCTGCATCAACAGATCTCGTTGACGTTGGAGATCAGTCACAAGATCCGCAAACACACTCGAAGGTTCGACACTCATGATCGCATCGCGGAAGATCATGAGTTGAGCGTTGTATTGTTCGAAGGTGATTTGCCCAGTCATCAGCAGAGCTAGAAGTTGCTCTTGCTGGCGGTTGAACACTTCGGCAGGACCGTTGATCTGCTCAAGAATCTCAGTCTGAAGCTGGATAGCTTGGTTCTCTTGGAGCCTTTCGCGGATCAGTGCTCTTTGGTCCTGAGTGAACCCCGTGAAGGTAGCGCCAAGTTCGCGGCGAGCTTGATTCTCCAGCCGCAGCAGGCTAACTTCGACTTCACGGGCATTAGAGTTCAGTTCCAAAAGCCTTCGCTGCTCGCTGAGCTGGCTATTCGCAAAAGCCAGATTCAACTGCTCCTGAGCTGCCACTTGCTCCCTCGACCGTTGAGTCAAGCGCTCTAGTGCTTGCTCAGCCTCCCTTAGGAACCTTTGTACCGTCGCTCGGGATCGCTGAACTTCCCCGATTCGTTCGGCAATATCGAACCCAAGATCGACTCCTTGGGCTTGTGCTGTAAACAGTCCGTCGATCTGGACCTGAAGTCGTTCCAAGTTTCCCTGAAGAGCAGTAACTCTTTGAAGAGCCTCAGAGAATTGAGTACTCAGAGGCTGACGAGCTTCTCGCCTCTCTTCGAGAGCGGCACTAAGCTGTTGGTTGAATCTTCCGAGTGCTCCCGTCAGTCTATCTACGATAGGAATACTGTTAGCTAGCTCGTTAATCGCCCCGATGGTGTTCGACGCAAACAGAGTCACCTGTACGAGTCCTCGCCCAAACTGTTGGGATCTGTCGGCAGTCTCGACAAGGCGATTCCTGAGAAGAGTCAATGCTTGCCCAATAGTAGGTACAGTGCGCGCAAATCGATCTGCCAGCTCTTCACGAGCTTCGGCAAACGCATTGAAGATGACTTCACCTGTAATGGCCCCTTCTCTACCAAGCTCTCTCAGCTCGCCCCTGGTTCTTCCTAGAGAGTTGGCGATAACATCAGCCACAACGGGCAGCTGCTCCAGCACCGAGCGAAGCTCATCGCCTCGTAGAGTGCCTGAAGCGATACCCTGAGACAACTGAATCAACGCTGCGTTTGCCTCTCTAGTTCCAGCACCCGAGATCACGATAGCTTGGTTCAGGCTTTCCGTGAAGTTGATCAGTTGTTGCTGGTTGACGCCTAGCTCTCTAGAGTTAATAGCTAGACGGGAGAAGAGTTCTGTGACTCCTCTAAACGAGGTTCTAGTTCTCTCCGCTACTGCGGCCAACTGCAACTGAACTTGAACTAGTTCTTGCGCGCTAGTCGTGACAACACGAAGTCTGTTTTGGATAGTCTGAAAGGTGTCGGCTAGTCGAACATATTCCCTGATCGCTAGCCCAACACCGATAGCTCGGAAAACGTTCCTTAGAGTTCTCTGTAGAGATCTTCCTCGCCGCTCTACATTCTGTAGAGACTGCTCAACTTGTCCAGTTCCCCTAATGACACCACTAGGGTCAAGAACAGCTTCAATAGTGAACTGAACTATTTGGCAGCCTCCTTCATCTTCTCAGCAACATGATCTAAGAAATGGTTATCTAGTCGCTGGATGACATCAACAAACAACTCAGTAGACGCATACCCGAGGCCGAGCTTTTCAGCACGATCTTCGATACGCGACACAGGAATCCTTCCGGGAACTTGACCCATGCTGCGTTCTGAATCTAGTCTCCAGAACTGACGGATATAGATCTCATCACCAAACGGCAGGATAGGCTCATTCTGGAGCCATTCGGGATCCTTGCGGCCTTTCTTGTATCCCTGGAGGACTGAAAATTCCATCTTGGAGTATCTCATCTCCCAGAGAAGCCGCTCCTTTAGTTTCCCACCAGATCCTCGACTTCTTCTTCGTCGGGGAGGTCCTCTTCTTCAGGCATGAAGTTGTTAATGTCCTGACAGAAGTCACGATAGTCATCAAACATATGGACCGGGATAGACCGGAAGAAGAGTTCCATATGCTCGTCGCCTGCGGGGCTGCCGTCCGACAGCAGCGGGCGTTCCTCGAAGCCTTTAGCCACAAACTGAGGGAACAGCTTGTAATCGCTCTCGCGAGCTTCTTGGATCATTTGGGTAGTGACCCCAGCTGCTTTAGCTCGCCGAACGTTCTTGCGGGAACGCTTCAGAAAAGCATCGAAATACTTAGAGTTACGCTCGGTGGCGTCAATGGTTCGAATAGAAGGCCGACCTTTGATTCCTTCGAATACAAAGAGGCGCTCATTTTCGGGGGTCGCGAAGTTGAATTTTGCAGTCATTTTAAGAGGTTGGGAGAACCGGGAACCAGGTGAAACTCACCGAGTTCGAGAGAGTAGCATCTTGGAAAGCTTGGCCGGTCAGGTTCAGCTTAACAAGTTCGTTCTGAGGGAAGGTCGGCTGGCCATCACCGAGAGTCATACTCGGAATATCGATCCGCAAAGCACCGTCACTGTTCACGAGGAAAAGATCCATAGTGACAGTATCGTTGTTGCGGATAGCAGCGATGATGTCTTCTTCGGTGAAGACAACCTCAGCCTCAAGATCGACAAGCAAGTTGCCAATGTTAAGGAATTTCGAGCCGAGGAAACCAATAACCTTCTCGCCAGTGACCTGGTTGTTGAGAGTCAGGGTCATCGATTTGAAGTCAGTCGTCAGTGCAGTTTCGTCTTGTTTCTCGATACGAAGCCGGATAACTTCCGATGCTGTCGAGAAAGAATCCGTATCACGCAAAGCAACCGTGATTCCATCCGTAGCCTGCTGAGTAGCACTTGGGTTGTTGGTATCAGTACCGACGAACCCAAAGGTGAGGGTAGCTTTGTCAGTCAGAGGAACGTTGATCCCCATCGTGTTAGCTAGGTTCGTGATCGGCCGCATATAGCGAGTAGCAGAGGCAGCTCCTAGGTTGGGAAGAGCAGCTTCAAACCGAATACGATTCTCTTGGAAATTGCTGTCGTTGACTCCGACGTTGGTCAGGTAGGGACCGTAGAGAAGATCGACAGAAGCCGCAGCTTGATCGCCACCCCCGGAAAGACCAGAACCAAGGTGGTTCTCTACTTTGTCCAGAACAATTGAGGCAGTAGCAATGCTGACGATTCTACCAACAGCGGTTCCAGTCGTAAACCTTTCCCCACTCGTTTCGCCCCCGATGTAGACAGACATACCGGCAACTAGCCCAAGAGTGGTTAGGTCCGTACCTGCCGAACCGATAGTAGTAGTTGCGTCAGTCCAAGTCAGGTCAGTGAAGCGATGACCATACACGACGAACTCCGCACCAGTACTGATAGCAGGAGTTCCATCGTTAATGCCCGGCGTGGTGGTGATACCCGTCGCCGTAGTTGTGCTGTTAGTTGCGTCGACAACGAACTTACCATTAGCATCAGAATCCGCAAAGTTGCGAGTCTTGATGAGGTCGTTCGTCACTAGGGCAGTGCTCAGAGCAAGAGAACCACCATGATCAAAGCCTTCGTCGCCTCCACCAACATCGTCATTGGAAGAGAGGTTAGTGCCGTCTGCTTCTCGGACCGGAGGACCTTGGAAATTCGCGAAGGTGAAGCTAGGAGCAAAGATCCGGAAGTGGTCGAGGGTAAGATCTCCTTCCCACTCGATGCCGGAGTCAAGATCGGTAGTCTTACCTTTTTGCTGCTGTCGGTTGTCCGAGATAGGGTTACGAGGAGTCGTACTGATCTCCGCACCAAGACCAGAGATATCGTTGGGTTCCAGACGATACCAAGTGGTCGGCGTAGCTGCCGAGGCGCCCTCGATACCTACACGGAGAGAAGTAAAGTTTGTCTTGACTTCAGCCATAGCTATTTTATTTGGTAGTAATCAAAGGCGATATCGAGATTGATGATATACCATTTACCATCTACCCCGACTTCTTGAGTAGTTGCGTCCTGATAGTCAATACCATCAACGCAGACTCCCTCAAACAAAGTACGAGCGGTATCGAGATATTCGTCCCCAGCTCCTCGACCATTCTTCTCCAGAGTGAGGATACTCGCAGTAAGTATTCCTTCCCGGAGGTAGCGGCGATTGCCAGTGTTCCCAAAGGTGTTGAGAGCACTGTCGGTATGCCGTACAGTCCAGCGCACCCAGGGGTCAGTTCCTTGCGCCAGGTCCACTCCGTTACTGTCTTTCTCGTCTTCATCGAAGAGAAAAGCAGTAGCAGTCCAATTGTCGATTACTCTCTTATAGATAGCATCGATGGCTGCGGATTGCGTGAGGCTGGTCAAAGTTCTGCCCTTCTCTCGTTCTTTCGTATCGCCCTCAGCAGAGCTCTTTGTACGAAATTAGCAGGCGCCTGGGTAGAGCTGCCCGCGTTGAGGAGATTGATGTAAGGTACTCGATTAGTGATGAAGATTTGGCCTCTCTCTTTTCGATAAGAGAGAAGCTCAACAGCGGAAGCTTGTTGCGGGCCTAGAGAAAATCTCTCCGGAGACCCAATAGGATCGTCTGAACGAGGACTTCCGATATTGGCGATCCAGTTTGCCCGGGCCCATCCACTTAGTACAGGAGTCGTCTCCACAAGATTAGCAAGAGTATCCAAGGCAACCGCACGAATAGCTCCGTCCGATCTCTCGTGGAGTGCTTGGATGACTACTCTTACAGACATCTAGAAGGGACTCTTCTTGACTTCCTTAGGACGGCCTGGTTTTCGTTTCGGGACGGGAGTAATCCAGCCCATATCAAGGAGCCGATCAATTTGGCGCTGGCCTAGTTGAAAGGCACTGCGAGGGACGCGATCACCCTTACGATACGTATCGTCGCCAAGCGCTAGCTCAACACGCTCAAGAATGAAAGCATCCCCCGAAGATTCAGGCTGCTTTGGGGAGAAATTCAGCAGTCCGTACATTAAGCAAGCACGTTTTCGAAGAAGTGACCCATGTCGGCAGACACGAGCTTCTGATCGTAGCTTTGCTCCATCTCAACTCGATCACTTTGGGTGAGGTCCGAGCGCATGCGCGTGATACGCATACCGTTCGCAGCCGTCCCAAAGAGGCCAGTCCAGACAAAGGTATAGCCAGCACTCGGCGTGTAGAGGCCCGCACTCGGAGCAACATACAGCAGCAGAGCCCCATCACTGAGGATGAAGTTAAGGTCATTAGTAGCACCTTCAGCAGCGGTGTTCTCGATAGCGCCCCCAACCAGAATACGCTCGACGTCGAACACCTGAGCCAGGATCTGGTCAGTAGTCAAAGCCGGGTTCTGGGCGCCCGAGAACTTGATACGATCGATGATCGTGTCGTTGTCGAGCAGAGCTTGGCGGACATCAAAAGGCAGAATCAACGTGTTGGCTTTCTTGCCAGTGCGTTGCATGATGCCAGTATGGCCGGCACGAATCTGGTTGATAGGGGTCGAACCAGAGGCAGCGTTCCACTGCGTACCAGCACCGACGTTAGTAGCGCCAGTCCAGACACTCGTGGTGAAGAAATCGTTCGCCCAATCCTTTTCCCGGCGGATGAGCGCCTGATGGGTCAGGAGATCGACAGCTTCAGCATCGAGATCAAAGTTGGCATCAGCATTAGAGCGCCGACGATCAGAGATGTCGTGATGGAGGCCATAGACATCGCAGAAGTACGGGCTCGTAGAGACCGAGTAGCCAACACCTTTGGACTCAGTACCTTCCGCGCGCTTCTCCATCTCGTTACGCCAGAAGAAACCACGATCATACTCGTAGTAGGTGTTAGACTGCTGCTCGGACGGCACGGGCGTGAAGGCCCGATCTGCCACGAACATATCTTGTTCCTGAGCGTAGTGAACACTCAGGTTAGTCAGCGGACGGTTGACGTGGACATCACTCGCCGTCGGCTGGGATTTGCGGATAAATTCCATTAGATCAAAATCCTTTCAATTAGGCGAGGATGTGCTTGGAAACAAGCAGCACAGAAACAACTTCGCCAGCAGCACCAGTCTGAAGGGCTTTACCCAAGACGTGGTCGCCAGTAGCGGCAGCGATAGCTTCCCCGTTGGCGTCAGACTGAACCTTTTGGCCAGCAGTAACACCTCCGGTTCCGACAACGAGCTTAGCAACTCCGCCAAAGCACATTTCGGCAGCCTTACCGGCAGCGTCAGGCTTGTTCAGGAGAACGCCATCAGCGTCGCCCCCGGCAGAGGAGACAGCATCAATTTGGCCGTCCGAAGCAATTACAACAAAGTGAAACTGGTTTGCAGAAAGATCACCCCCAGCTTCAAGGGTGATACTCATAGTCTTTTCGACGTATGCCATGGTTTATGCCCCCTGACGCACGGTGGCGCGGTAGAGTTCTTGACCTTCTTGAGTCTTCAGGACTTCGTTGTAGGCCTCGTAAAAATCAGTTCCTTTTTCTTCGGCACGGCTCTTAGCGAGTCGTTCCAGCTGCTCCTCGGCGTCCGCCTTGGAAACGTTTTCCGTAGTCTCCGGAGCGAGAGTCGAACCCATGGAGCTGTTGATCCGTTGGGTCAGCTCAGCGTAAGACTTCAGGATCGAAAGACCAGCTTTCGTCTTGGCCAGTGCCGAGACAACTTCAAGCTTTTCTTCGTTACTAGGAGCCGGGAAGTTCAGGCTATCAGCCGTCTTCTGGAGCTCGTTGTCTTCGCGCTGCTTTTTCATGACAGCCATCTCACGCTTTTGGTCGTCGAGTTGGCGCGCCATCTTCTCCACCATAGCACCGGCCGACTTATGGATTTCGTCGCCGTCCATCGTGGTATAGACCACAGGATCTTCGCCCTGAGTCTTGCTGATTTGCGCTTCCCGCGCATCCGAATCAAGCTTCAGGAACTCTTCCTGAGCGCTCTTCTCCAGACCGTCAAAGAAAGAGCGATGCTCAGGCGAGAGACCGGTCAGAGCAGTAAGTCGCTCAATCTCGGCCGTCTGCTTTTGCAGCTGCTCCTTTGCCGCCTCGAGTTCTTCGGCGGACTTGTCGATATCTTTGGACATTTCAGTTTCCTTATCATTGTCCGCCGCAGTGGCGGCATCTCCGGAACCTTCGCCATTCGAAGATTCACCGGTGTCTGCTTTCATCTCCAAGACTTGGTGAGTGTGGCCTTCAGCCATCCCAATCGTGATGGAGCCATCCATGTTCTTGATCCAAGGGTGAGAGTGCCCAAACTCTTCGCCCTCGCTAACTTCGTGGGTCGTCATCCCACTAGTGCCGTCCGCAGCATCGATCAGGTGCTGATGACCTCCTACGACACTAAGCAGCATAGGACGACCCATATTCATCCCGGGGCCTTTTTCAAGCTGCTCTGAATCCGCGTGCTTCATAAGCACCTGTCGAGCACCTTCTTGGGCAGGCTTCGTGACCGAAGAGAGCTCCGTGATGCGGAGCTTATTCATGCGGCGACGCTTCTTTTTCTTCTTGTCGCGGCCAGGGCCTTTATACTCTGTCATTCAACTTCCTCGGAATCGATAACAAATCCCCCGATGCTGAAGCCGGAGTGCTCTCCGGAGCGGCATTTCTCCATCAGAGCGGGAGAAGGCTTGACCCCAACAATCCAGCCAGTCTGGGAACAGGAGATCCCAAGGGCTCTCTGAAGTTCCGCTGTGGCTGGTAGGGAGTGAATCATTACACCCTGGGCCTCACCAGTATGCATGTCCTTGATGACTCGGGAGTTCTCAATGAAGTCCGTCGCCGCTTCGAGCATCGCCTTCTCAGTGATATGATCGTCCTGGAGGTCGAAATAATCCACACCTTCTTCAGTGCAGACGATTCCCCACCCAAAAACGAGGCCCAAGTCTTCGTTTACTTGGGCTTTAGAGAAGTCGAGATAGACCTCAAAGTCGCGCATAAGAGAAAAACAGACCAAGTCCCAGAAAAGGGACTTGGCCCTTCTCATATAGATCAACCTTCATATTCAAGAATTTGATCCTACAGGAAATTCCCGAGAAGTAAAGCCTCGCTGATCTGTGTTTACTTAGTTTTTACAGCGCGAGGCGAAATCCTGAGGTATTGTTCAGCATGAAACTCAAACTCAAAGGCGAACCTTACTCTCCCCCGGGCGCTTTCCAGAGTGCCCGGTCTCTAGTAGATCACTACGGTAGTGCTGAGAAGGCTATACTTACCCTGGAGGAGGAGGAATCTGATTCCTGGTTCATCATGGCAGTCCATGCTGCCCTCGTCCGCCTGAAAAAGAAAGGTCTGTAATGGCTGGAGGTGAAGAATGCGATCTCCGTGCAGAGAGAATTCAACGACAGAGAATGGAAGCACGAGAGGCTGAGATCAATCATCTCAGACGAAGAGAGGAAGTATTGAGAAGATCAATCATCTATCTACGGGACGAACTCGTAGAGAAGGGTGAAACAATTCCCAAGGATTGGTTGTGGGAGAAACTTAGTCGAATTTTGGGGCAACGATGAGCAGCTATCTTATTGAGCGTGAACCGACTTCGTTCAAGAAATTCAAGCCCGCAGCTAGAGAACTCTTCCGTAGAAGGAATCAGACTACTTGTCGTCTTTGTCGTAAACGAGAGGGCGACGGCGAGCCTGCTCCGCCTCGACAAAATCAATAGCGGCCGATCGTCGGGCTAGTTCGATTTGAAGCTCCTCGACCTTGTCGCGAAGTCGGAGGATTTCACTCTCGTTCGCGTTGACCTTCTCGATCGTTTGCTTCCGGCCCGCGACTTCGGTCTCGATCCCCCGAAGGCGCTCGTCATGGCGATCGAGCCGAGGAGCGACGTACTTGTCGTGCTCGTCGCGGTTCCAGCGGCGACCAGAGCGGGAGGCGAGGTCAGTCTTGACCTCTCGGATCTCCGACTGCGCTAAGGCGAGGATGTGCTGGTCGCGTTCGTCGACGTATTTGGACAAGGCTATGATGTCGTCGCCTAAGCGGCGCTCGTTGTCTTTGATACCTTCGGAAAGGATATCGTTTGCTCGTTCAGCGTCTTTCCGCTCCCAACGAGTCTTCGCAATCTCTTGCTGGTCGTTGATCAGCTCTTTTTGATTTTCTTTCAACTCTACGATCGATTGAATGTACGGACTTCCAATCGCGCCGATTAGGAGAACGGTTGTACCAATGATAGCAGCAAGTTGGCCGATATTCCATCGACCAACTGTATCTAGTTTCACTGATACATTGTCTAGAGTCTTCTGCATGTTGGTCTGGCCCTCGGCCATAGCTGCAACAGCAGTCTCTAGACGAGCAATCCTCTGCCCGTGATTTCCGTTCCCGTTCTGTTCGCTCATCTAGACCCTAGCTCGGCACTTATAGGTTGCCCCAAACGGATCGCGACTCACCCCATCTTCGACAATGGTATGGGTTGATCCTTCGATAACGATTCTGTTATCCGGAGTCGGGACCACACCCGAGGGGAGGGTAGCTCCAAGGAGAACAATTTCGCGGTTCGCTTGTTGAACGTTTCCCGGAGATTGATTATTGAGATATCGAGAAATAAATCCCTTACACTGATAGGATTGTTCGGATCCGGCATTCTTCTTACTTGGATTGGTGGCATCTCGAGTCCCTTCACTGACTTGGACAAGAGTTGCATCTAGAACATCCCCAGCTTGGGAGATAGAATCGGCGATAATCTTCGCTCCCGGAATCTTAAACAGATCAACCATTAGGCGAGTCCTTCGTTGAGGGTGAATCCAGCATCGGAGCCGAATTGGCTACTGATGTCATCACTCACTCCGGTGTTGTTTGCTGGCCCAAAGGTTGCACCATCTCCCGAAATGAAGTTGCAGAGAAGGTCGAACACAATCTTCGGGAAAGGAGTCCCACCCGTCCCGCTAGTGTCTACAGTGGGAATGAAGAACTCAACTTCCGCAGTATCAGCCTTGACTCGCTTGATATTGGAGCCAGTCCCTCCGCTAGTCTCAAGACTGGTGTCTTGGCTAAGTTCGTAAGCCAGTTCGATCTGCGCATCTCCTAACTCCGTGGGGTATGTGCTGTCGTCGACAGTGATGCTGTTCTTGCGGGTTAGGCCTTTGCGGGGGAATTGTGCTGTCTGTTCCTGGAACGTGAGGGCCAAAGTACAGCCGGTTCCTCCTGAAGGGCTAACGGTCGTTGCGCTTGTAGCGTCAGGATCTACAGTGTAGAGCCCAACGTCCAAGAGTTGAATAGTTGCGACAGCAGATCCCGAGAGTGTGAGGACTTCCGCAGTAGCAGCAGTCCCGGTTCCTGTCGAGACGCTCAGAACATCTCCCACACTGTATCCCGTACCTCCTGCCGCCACGGTCGCGGTAGCGACTACGTTTACGGGAGTGATAGACCCATCGTAAGCAATCCTCTCTATGAGGCGAAATGCTGTAAGCAGTGCTCGATCTTGAGAATCTGGATCCAATCCTACCCAAGCTGTAGCTCTAGTGCTGTCGTCTAGATACGTGGTCGCCTGAGACCTAGAACGATAAGTGTTTGACCCGATTACAAGTTTGCTAGGCATTAGTCACGTTCTGTAGAATAGTCAGGGTTCCGGTAGAGCTTACGATGCCGTCTGTATTAGTGCCCGAGAATACCTCAAGCTCCATATAGTAATTTCCGGGAGTGAGGGAAGAAGTGTCCGAGGGAGCAAAAGTAAAGCGAACATTACCATCCGTAGCCGGAGCAAGAATCTCTAGCTGGCTAGAAGTGTCCGTCCGATGATCGATCAAGGGATTATCCTTGAGTGGTTGGTTGTTGGGCCCAAATCGAGCCACGGCAAATTTCACGATAAGACCCGTAAGGTCTTGAGCTGCCGCACTAGTCGCATTGCTGACTTTTACAGGCCAATCGAGAATTAGCTTGTTTCCAGCATAGAGTGTCGCGTTTTGTCCAGTTTGGACCATTTTGATAATGCAATGTAACTAAGTCAACAAAAAGGCAATATACACTAAATTCTCAATCACAGATAGAAGCTTTTAGAGAAACAGAGTCTACATAGCTCGCTTGGAGAGTGATTGAGTCTACATAGCTCGCTTGGAGAGTCGCCGAGTCTATGTAAGATGCTTGTAAGGTGGCTGAATCGACATAGGATGCCTGGAGAGTGGTCGTCTCGACAAACGAGGCGGACAACACCTTGATACACTCCGCAGCGGCCATCCCCTGGAGTATCGTACCAGCAGCTTGGAGCGTTGGAAGGTTTGCCGCCCCCGTACTGATGACAAACGTCTGTACAAGGACCCCACTCGCCTGAAGTGTTGGAAGAATACCCTCTCCGGAGAGAGTGAAATCATCCTGATTGTTGATCGTCCCCGAAGCTTCGAGAGTCGGGAGAGTCCCAGCTCCGCTGAGAGTGAAGATCTGCAGCATCGCCCCAGTAGCCTGGAGCGTTGGAAGGTTGCCAGTGCCCGTAAGGGTAAAGGATTGGGTCAGTGTCCCACTGGCAGTCAGGGTGGGGAGCGTGGCGGAGCCAGATAGAAGGAATCTCTGGGCTACCACTCCCGTGGCGGAGAGGACAGGAAGGGTGCCAGTCCCTGACAGGGTGAAAGTGAGTTGCAGAGTCCCCGACGCGCTAAGAGTCGGGAGGTTCGCCGTCCCACTTAGGGAGAACGTCTGTGTGAGAGTGCCACTCGCTTCGAGTGTTGGAAGAATACCCTCGCCGCTCAGAGTGACAGTGTCTTGATTATTGAGAACTCCGCTAGCTTCGAGCGTAGGTAGAGTCCCAGTCCCGCTCAGGGAGAAGAGCTGAGACAGCGTGCCACTAGCACTAAGAGTCGGCAGCGTCCCTGTACCGGATAGTGTGAATCCTTGTACGAGGGTACCACTAGCGCTCAGTGTTGGAAGATTAGCAGTCCCGCTGAGAGTGAATGTCTGGGTGACCGTCCCGCTAGCCGTCAGTGTCGGAAGAGTACCCGTTCCACTGAGGGTATGCGTTTGAGTGAGAGTACCACTAGCACTAAGAGTTGGGAGACTAGGAGTCCCTGAGAGCGAGAAGATCTGGTCGAGATTACCAGTCGCTGTCAGTGTTGGGAGATTAGCGGTTCCACTGGTGATCGTGAAGACAAGCAAGTCCTCAGTAAACCACTCAATGAAGATACCTTTAGTGCTGCTCCCAATGATGTCCGTATAGTCGAGAGTCAGGCTGCCATCACTGAACGAATCAATCTCCGCGGAGATCTCGCTCGTCTCAGCGAAGTTAGCAAGGAAGACAGCTTTGTTCTTAGCTAGACTCTTAGTGTCGGTCGTAGCAGCGGCGGAAGTAAACATGAACCCCGCGCTAGCTTCCTGCCCAGCATCTCCTGTACCTCGGCTCCAGCGAGTGAAGTTGTCGTTCCTTTCGGAAGGTCCATAATCGTCTGGATCTACAAAGTGAGCAACGACGTTGATAGCATCCGCAGTAGCAGAGATACCCGTCTTCCCTTCACCCAAAGCGTAGGTATCATATGCCTGAGTTCCGGTCGTTGTCCTCTGCTCTCCGGCGATCAGGCCGTGAGGCTGTGGTGTGTCATGCTTAATGCTGAGGGCAGTTACTCCGAGAGTAGCTCCGATATCCCTAGTGGTGATCTCAAACCCGGTCGCAGTCCAGTCTGTCAGCTCCCCACTGACTTTTGTTCCACCAACATATTCGATTGGAGGTCCGGAGTCCAGATCGATATCGACCGCTCGGATGCAGCGATTCGTAGCCACCGATCCTGCGCCCTGATTGTTCGTTACTTCCGGACTGTTGTCTTCATCGTGAGACGTGATGGAGAATTGGGTGATCCCATCGTTGGCGAGACGATGGGCAACTCCATACATCGCCCGGAAATGGTTGAAGTTACCGGTGCCAGTTAGAGAGCTACTAGCAAAGTGAACATAGTCAGGCTTGAACCCTGGAGCTACAGTAGTACTCGCATCCAGAGTGGAATTGGTATTGAACGTATCTACCGAAGCTTGGCCATCACCGAACCAAAGGGTAACCGTGATTCCTACAGCGTCCGAAGGAGGGTTCGTCCAGTTTAGTCTAATCCCTCCAGTAATGAACGAGACAGTAGCAATCGCTGCGGTGTTACGATTCGTCTTATTATGGAGATGGATTACCCGATTGGTATACCTACCCCGCCAAGTATCCGAGATGGACCCAGCAATGCCGTCCTCAGTTCCCGCGCTATGGCAGACTTGAGTTGTACCGTCGTAGAACCCAACCGAGATACGGGCATGGGCTTCGATACCTGCCAATCCGGGACCAGTAGCACCCGAGCACCAGACTTCACACGCGATCGGGCTAGTAGTCTCACCTGGTTTGGTGATGTCCTGAGTCCCGGCAGTGGTACGAGCAGTGGCAATCTGAGGGGTCTTAACCCTGAGAGCCATTTTTTGTCCTCCTACTTGGGTGCCGGTTGATGAAACTGTATGCTCAACGAATCGCTCGGGATTACGCCGACGTACTCGTTGAGCCACTTCATTTAATTCAAGACAGTATCCATATACAGACGCATCGGTCCAGCGATCGATTCATCTTCGATCGGATGGGTCTCTTCTGGATTGTTTACGAGATCGTACAATTCCTCGTATCCGCCAGGACCATCCTGACGGCGGAACTTGTGAGTTTTGTTGAGGACGGCTTCGTCCCAATCGCTGTCGTCACCTCGACGGAACCCTACATAGACCAGATCACGGATTGGTCCACTGTCCGGATCTAGCAGTAGAGGCATCATGGAGATTGAATCGTCGGCACTGCCAGGGACAGGCTGCTCGGCAATCTCTGCGAGGGTAGCGTAGATATCTACGATGGAGACTAGCTCTTCGCAGACCTCTCCCTTTGCAACTCCCGGCCCTCTTACGATAAGGGGGACATTGATTCCATTCTCGAACGTAGTGGCCTTACCCTTGAACGGATCAACTCCGGGTTGCGCGTTACCACTAAAGGTTCCATTATCCGCAGCAACGAAGATCCAACTCTCCTTCGGCAGGCTTTCCACTAGGCGGCCAATCTCGATGTCGATGGATACCACCATAGCCTCAAACTGCTCTCGGGGAGTCTGGGCCGGAGGATATCCCGGAGGGAGTGCGTATGCCGGGGGATTGTGGAGAGGAGTATGCGGTGAGAAGTAATTCTGGTAGACAAACCTCGGCCCGCGTTGCGCCGGATTCCAGTTGATCGCTGCATCTGTTTGGGCGATCGTAGCATAGAGAGTCTCTACTGACTCGATACCGTCATCGATACGTTGCCAGTTCTCATAGCCGTTAGAATTGCAACGAGGGCCAAGTCCCATACCCAAATGGGCGGGACCACCAGCGCGCCAGGTGTCATATCCGTTCTCAAGGGGAGTGACTAGCCAACCATTGGGCGAGATCCCCGTATGCCATTTCCCAAAGAGGCCAGTACTGTATCCTCCGGCCTTCATGATGTCCGGCATCGTGATATACTCGTCGGGATCGAGTACTGGAGCGGCGATTGGATTAGTAGAGTCCGGGGGAAATCTACAGGTCCCTGAGAAAAAGAACGGATCCCACCTACCACGATGCAGGGTCAGTCTGGTATTAGCGCAAGCCGGCATAGCGTACGCACGCGTGAACTTCGTACCCTGGGCAGCCAGCGCATCCAGATTAGGAGTCGAGATCAACTCCAGGTCTGAGCGGGCAATGTCATCCAACATAATAAGGACGACATCACCTTGCAGCTGCTCCGTAGGTGCGGAAGCAAACTTTCCCTGAGGCGCGACCTCAAGGGACAGAGCTGCCTCGGGAGAGCAAGCAGCAACAAGGGCTAGGATAAGAAGAGAACGCATTAATTATCAGCCTTCAGGCAGAGTAATGGTACAGCTAGTGATTTCAACTTCTGCGCCCGACTGAATGGAGGCAGAGTTGATAATGAGTTCGGTGCCGGAAGTGCCAACCGTCACTTGGATAACATCGTTGCTGTCCGAATCTTCAAACCGAGCGAAGGTAGCAGTGCCGGTGGCGTTAGCACTCGTGTCGCTAAGTCCGCCAGTCACATCCAACACAGCTTGAGCACCAGGCCCAGCATCAGTAGCAGCACCAAACGCAGGATCATTGAGAGTGATCTCCGCAAGCACCGTATTGCCAGACAAAGCATCATCCACCAGACCGGTACCAGGAATCGTCCCAGCGTAAATACGAAGCACGCCAGCACCAGCACCAGCATCAACAGCATCAACAATTGCGTCCAACGCAGTGAGCGCCGAACTGTTCGTCATGGAAGCCATAGTTCAAATTAGATTTCGAGAAACAGTAGTGCCGTCATCTTTGACGGTGAAAGAGTTATCGGACCAGGTGATCTTAGTTCCTCCGATGTCCTGAGGAGGGATTCCAGGATAGGGAGAAAAAGGATATTGCGGCCTACCGCATGTAGGACAATGACCGCAAGTGGGGCAGGGACGGGGTGGGGAAGTGTAATTAAAGTCGTAATACATCAGTTTTCTCCTCGCTGGAGATTATCTTCTTCGTCTATTGGATCATCCTCCGGCAATGTCCCATCAACATTCAGCCCAACTTCTTGGGCCACTTCTAGAGGATCAACCGGGCTGAGCCCCAGCATCTCCCTCACTTCGTTGATGGCAGGATCGCCCGGCATCAATCCGGCACGGTTGAGATCACCCAGAGCTTGGGTAACTTCCGTCACCTGGCGCATACTGAGCTTTTCGGTGATTAAACGACACTTGAGGTCCGGATTCCAGCCATTCATCATCCAAACCAGATCGCGGACGTCGCGTTCCATGTTTTCCGCAACATCCTGGAGCAATCCATCGATCATAGTCATGAAGACCCTCAGTTTGTTGTTACTGAGAGCCAATGAACCTGCCGAATCGTCTCCCAAGATGAGAAATTCGGTCGTATACGCTCGCGCGATCTCTTTTTCCTTGCGTCGGATCGCTTTATCGACCGGCTCGTGGGCTTTTTGGCCTCCATCGAGTACTTGAATGTCGAATTGACGGACCGGAGAGGGAGTCATAGCCTCGTTCGTGGTCGTGTAAGTCCGTGAATCGAGGAACAGCCCCAGAGCCGGGTTGTTGATATGCTTCTTCAGAAAGTCGTTCAGGGGTGCCAAAAGCTTGTCCATGGTGGACTGTTTCATCATTCCGCGATCGACTTTCGCCTGCATATCGCTGAGTGGAGCTCTCGCAACCGGAATTCCCCGAAGATCGGTCTCGTATCCGTACCCTTCAAGCTCTTCCAGCCTCATCAGCTGCCGCACAGCCTCCGCAGTGTGGCGCAGCAGCCCCAAACCCTCCGGACTGTCGTTCAGAGCATCGTCCACAAAGTACAGCATCTTCACTCGGGGAATGTAGATGTCCCTTTGACGCTGCGGTTCCCTCTGTACGACCCCAAACACGGTCCCATCGTCCTCAATATCCCACTGTCGGATCGTAATTTGGGGCCTAGGCTCGATATCTTCGATCCCAAAGACGCCATCTTCCCTGATTTTTCCGACGATTTCGTGGACGCTAAACCCGTAAAATTTCCCCGTCGCAACTCGTTTTACGATGTTATTTAGAGGGGTTTTCATGTCGTGCAGGATGTTTTCGAACTGTTTTGCCAGCGTTTTGGCCTCTTCGATCTCCTGCTCGGTCAATTCTGTGCCGTCAAGCTTCGTTTCCGGAGGGATGCACTTCCATTTTGCCTTCTCCACCGTGTTCAAAGTCACTCGGACCGAAGCACCGACGATTGTACAGTTGACAATGTGGTTTGAGAACGTCTTGTAGCGCTGTCGTCCCGTGAGAGCGGCATTTTTCTCTCTTTCGAAGACAAATCCTCCGTAAACCGGAGTGCCACTAGCCCCTACTCGGCTGGTGGGAGTGCTACTACGACGAAGAGATCTTACGATTGAGTCGAGGGCGGCCATTATTGTAGACTGTATCCTCCAAAGGGATCAGTGAATCGGGAGGAATCTTCCTCTTCTTCCTCTTCGATGTCCGGAATCACCACAACTCCTGTCCCCACACAGGTCTTGCAGGTCACATACTCGGTGGTGGCGTGAGTGTGAGGATACAACCCGCGATGAACTTCGCGAGCTCCGTTGCAGACAGGACATTTGAAAGGAGTATAAGCCATATTAGTCCGCCAGATTCAGTGCTGCGAGACATTCGTGGTGCTTGTCTCTCCATTCAGGTCCGTGAGCGAGTTCTTCGTCCCAAGTGAGGAGATGTGCCCACTCGTGCGCAAGACTATAGACGGCCAGGCTGTCGTTGATCCGTGGGCTGTGATGATCGCACTCCCCAATCACAACGTGCAGGATCGGACAGAAGCCACAGTCTTGAGTCCAGGCGTGCATGCCCGTCCCTTCGAGAGCACTCTCATGCACCAGCGTGACACTATAGTCTCTGTTGGGAGGGCATTTCTCTTCGAGAATCTCCACAGCTGTCTCGAAATTCAGATTCCACTCCAGTTCCGGAGCATCGATCGGAGGGCGATGAGGACCTGCCGTACAGCTGAGAAGAAACAGTTCGAAGAACACTATCAGCACGATAGTCCAGGCGATCATCTGGAGACTCCGCGACAAGCTCGCTCGCCTCTTCACTTTCGCAAAGTGCGCTCGATGCAGCATCGCTTCCTGCTCTGGCGTGATCTTATTCAACGATCCACCCTCCCGCGGCCAGCTGTTGCGGCCTCTTCGCGATCAATCTGTGGTACGCTCGGCTCGCGGCATCTGCTTGATCTTTGAACGCTCCGTTCGGGAACATGCAGAGTTCGCTCACGAACGCTTCGTTCCAGCGTGCTTTCACCAGATACACGTTCCTCGCCTCGCATTGGGCAGCCAGGGGTCTTGCGCGGTCTTCCTTCGCCCCGCTCTCCGGGCTGAAGTGAAAGTCGTACCCGTGCAGCATCTTCGCCATGTCCTGCATTTGCGCCACCCCCGCTTGCCCTGGATCTTGCGGCATGCTCTGCTCCGTCCAGGGCCCATCTTCGTCCGCACATTTCAGCACCTGCGTCTTCACCTGCCCCGGACTCCACCGCCCCCGAACCACATCCAGCACCACGATGTCCCCATTGGGCAGCGCCATCATCTTCACTCCCACGGTGTAAGCTCCATGCCCATCTCTACTCGCGGCAAAGTCCCATCCTCGCACGATGTTGTCGAACTTGTCGGGCGCCTTGTCCAGGAATTGGAAGTCGTCCTTCTGGAACATCCCTCCACCCCGAGGCACCGGCCGCTGTTGCAGCTGCCCAGCTTCCGCATAGCTACCTCCCCAGCTGCGGAACGCTTCCTTCAGTTCGTCGACCGCCCGCTGGCTGAATCGCTCCGGCCACAGCAGATCCCCCAAATTCTGGCGGGGATCTTTGAACCTCGTACTGAGATGCGGATGATCCGGCTCGAATTCCATCGGCAGACACAGATGCTCGTACCCAAGATCTTCCAGACTGCCAACGATCAATCCCGAGACATCTCGCTCGTGAATCCGCTGCATGATGACTACAATCGCCGACTCGTCCAACTTGTTCAGTCGGGTTGGGAGAGTCTCACTGAACCACCGCAGCGTGTTCTCGCGATCTGCTTCGCTCTCTCCACTTTGTACCGAGTGAGGGTCGTCCAAAATGATTCGGTCTCCTCGATACCCGGTGAGGGCTCCTCCGACTGAGGAGGCATATCGCCATCCGGCTTTGTCGTTTTCGTACCGGATCTTGGCGTTCTGGTCTGACTTGAAGGCGAACTGCTGGTTCGATCCGAGATCTCCCCACCATTTCCGATACCAGTCAGATTGCATAATGTCCCGACAACGAAGGTTGTCACGGATCGAAAGATCTTGCCCATAGGCAGCGTTGATGTAGCGTAGATGTGGCATGTTCCTCGGCCCCCACTCCCAAGCGGGCCAGAACACATTGGTCGTCATACTCTTGGTACAGCCAGGAGGGACATTGATCAGGAGTCTTCGAATCTCTCCCTTGGTCACTGCCTCCAGATGCTCGCAGATCGCCTCCACCGCCCACCCTGAGACAAACTCCGTGCCGGGCTCGAGAGTGTGCCACCCCTGCTTGATGAACTCCAGGAGGGAGTCCTGAGCTTGGAGCGTGCGGAAGGCTTCGCCGAAGCTAGACACTAGTCCTCTTCATTAGTGGAGCATTTCGGATCGCAGCATTTGCCGTCAATGATGAGGGCATGACATGCGAGGCAATATCCCAGGATGTGGTCGATTTCAGACATTAGACATTCACCCCTTCTTGGGTGCGGAAGAGATCTTCGTCGTGCGGGAGGGCATAGTCCCAGGCTTGGGTCCACCAGCTAGCAGGGTCGAGATTATGTCGTTTGGCTGCCTTCAGGAGACTGACTACTTGATCTTGAGCTTTCTCAGGAGTCTCGGCAAGTCCGATGAGATTGCCAGGGATGGAGCGTGCGGCGATGACTCCATCATGTTGGGTGGTGATATCGAATACGAATTTCATTCTTCGATGAGGAGTGCTTTAGCGCGACGTTTGAGGTAGACGAAGATTCCTAGGCCTAGGGATGCTAAGGAGGTTAGGATTATAGAGAAGGTGGAGGAATCGTCGGGTTGGGTTGGGGGAGTCTCGAGGGAGGTGATGCGTTCTTGGTGGGTATCGAGAGTGTTGTGGAGAGTTTGAACTTGTTCGTGAAGGGAGAGGAGGAGTTGTTGGGTCTCTCTGAGTTCGGGGGACTCGAGTTGATCCTGTATCATATGGAACAGTTCGGGAGAATCTTCTTGTGTTTTGGGAGCCCAAGGGGTGGGGCCGG